CCGGTATTGTTTTGATACGCAAGTGAATGCATTTGCTATTCCTGATGTTCTTGCTTCTTACTGTGAGGAAATTCGCGGTACTCGACCGCCTTAACCTCACCAGTAGGAAGCTTGTTGATGAAAATCTGACGGCCGACCCTGATCGCTTTGCTAATCGCCGTTTGGTGGACACCGATAGCATCAGCAGCTTTTACCTGACCAACCTCGTCGACGAATTCAGCGAGTGAAATTTTCATTTTTAACGTGGCTCCTTACCGTTGATACAAAAACAATACCATAAGTATTAAAACATGCAATACCAGCGGTATTTTTAAATTAATAGCTCAGGTATTACTATCTGAATATGGAAAAGAAAAAAGACATCACCCCGACTCAGGCTGAAGACGCAAAGCGCCTAAAGGCCATCTATGAGGCGAAGAAAAAGGTTCTCGGAGTTACCCAGCAGTCTATAGCTGACGAGCTGGAAATAACCCAGGGAGCGGTAGGCCATTACTTAAACGGCAGAAATCCTCTTAACCTTACTGTAGCTTCAGTTTTTGCTCGTCTTCTTAAAGTTAGCGTTGAGGAATTCAGCCCTGCGCTGGCAAAAGAGATATCTGAAATGGGTCTAGCCAGCGTGAATGAGCAATCAGTCCCGTATGTAACTGGATATACACCAGGTAAACATTATCCGGTGATTAGTAGCGTACAGGCTGGCTCATGGTGTGAGGCATTAGAGCCTTATTCGATTAAGGATGTTGATCAGTGGCTGGAATCAGATGCTCACATTCAGGGCGATGCATTCTGGTTGCGTGTTGAAGGGGATTCAATGACTGCACCAGTTGGTTTAAGCATCCCACAAGGCACGTTTGTTCTTTTCGATACCGGGCGTGAACCAATCAATGGCAGCCTCGTCATTGCCAAACTGTCTGATTCAAACGAGGCTACTTTTAAGAAATTGATCATTGATGGAGGCCAGAAATACCTGAAGGGCCTTAACCCACAGTGGCCCCTCGTTCCCATCAATGGTAATTGCAAGATTATCGGTGTGGCGATTGAGACGAAACTAAAGCTCGTTTGATAAGTTTGCAACTAGGGGCGTTTGCGCGCCTCTATTTGCACTGACCAGCGACCCTGCCCACCATTGCCTTTGTTGAATCCATCCCTCCAAAACCAGATAGCGTTTTGCTCATCAACACCACACCATCAGGCTGTACAACCCAAGTCTCCATGGCGTGCTTTCCAGGTTCAGTGGTAAGTCCTACGACAACATTTTTACTCATAGCACGATAGACCATGCCTCCACCATCAAGACCGTCATAAAGCACTGTCGCATTATCGCCATCAACAACGATTGTGAAGATTCCAGAAAACGCGTCGTCAATCCGCGAATACCCTTCTCTCTCACTGTAGCTTGACCCTTTGAGATCTTTCACGGTCCAGCACGATGCATTAGCAACCATCGGTAAAAGTAATGCCGCAGCTACAAGTAACTTCATTCCCCTGCTCCCTTAAAGATTAAAAAACCCCTCCAATACTAGCTGCTCATTTCATCGATAAAAATATTTCTTCACAGTTTTCATAAACATAATATCCAGCCAACAATTATTAATACCATTAGTATTGATTTATATTAATACCGCTAGTATTGTTTACTCATCGAAACGAAACATCGACAGCTGAGCGAAGTTAGCCAGCGGCGGACAACAAGTCGCCTGCTTTTTAACAACATGCAAAGTCGGAACAGCACTCGGTAATCCTGTTTAGACCCCAACGCACAAATGCGGCGTATCACCGGCGGCGATCCGGTCGGTGAGAAGGCTACCCCCTCGCGAGAGCGATTAAGGCGTGGGAACGGGCAACACTGGCGGGATGAGAGGTGCGAAGCGCAAAAAGATTTATTTCAGTCCATTCGAAGCTGAGTGGGCTGGGCTGAATTAAAGCATTTCTCCCGCATCAGCGGCTAACGACTGAGGGTAACGCGATGGATAAGGCATACGAAGAATATTTTGAAAGCCTTGCTGAAGGTGAAGAGGCTCTTAGTTTTGCTGAATTTGTTGAGGCTATTTCATGAAATATACGCACAAAAGTCATTTTGGTTTTTCAGCTCAAGTAAGGAGCACTCAGTTGGGAACTACGCAAGCACTTGGAACTTTCTCTACAGCTGAACGGGCTAACATAGCGGCTCGATTATTTAAGCACTGGGAGAAAAGCTTCCAAGCCAACGAGATCCCAAGAAAGCCCACACATGTAGATGCGTTGAATACCTTTGGCTATTAAGCCAAACAATAGAAAGCCGCCTAACCAGCGGCTTTTTTCATACCTCAGCCGCTTCACCGAGGCGGCTTAGTTATGACAACCGGCGGCCATCCACCGCCACGAAAACACTGAATAAATGCGTGGAAGCTTTGTTTAACGTTCGGCGGCGCGGCCTTAAGCGCGGAGATGATTATGAGCACACAAATGAACGGCGGCCCAGCGTTCCCTTATTCAGGGGTTCATAAGGGCGAGAAAGAAAACCTGATAGTCGACAGCCATGGGATGACGCTGCGGGACTATTTCGCGGCAAAGGTTTTGCAGGGTGTCATGGCATCCGGAACTGCCATGAGCATTGGCACTAACCATGGGGAAGAGATGCTTGATATGGCCAGAGCATTTTACTCGATGGCCGACGCCATGATTCAAGCCCGGGAGTTGCCATGACAGTGATCCACAACAACAAGTATTACACCGCCAAAAAGCTCAACGATAACGAGTGGCAGCTGACGTCGGTATCGAAACCTCGCGAAAAGCTGACGATGAATCGCTGGCAGATGCACATTGCTGGCCTCCTGGAACAGGTTGAGGTGAAGATATGATGCATCACTACGGGTATGTTGAAGTTAACCGCGGCGCCGTCCAACCTGGCATGCTTGTAAAGCACAAAGACGGTATGTGGACGGCATCAGCCAACAAGCGTGGCATACTCTACCTTCACCGCGGCTGTGAGCGCACCTTCACGAGGGAGTTGCTCGTTGAGGTGTATCTCGACGGCCGCGGCAATGGATTGAGTCATTAGCCAGTTATTTATTCGGGCCGTGTGGAGCGAGTTTAAATTCCAGAAGATAAAGCTTGCCATCGGGTGCTTGGAAGTCGACCTCAAACGAATCCGGTGGATTGAACGGGTCTGGTGCGCTTTTAGCGATGCATGTCGAACGCCATACAATATGCCCATTCTTGCCCAAGCCGAGAGAACGAGACTTCCACCAGTCATACCATGATTGATCGTCTGGCTGGTCACTTCCCCTTTCTCTCACAAACCAGTGATTCTTCTTCGAACGTCTACCCATCTCATGACTTGGGTACATCGGAGTAGGCAGTCTTTTATCGATCAGCATTTGGTCACCTTAGTTGTTGCCGTTGGGCTAACGACATTCTGCGCTGGCTTGCTGATTAATCAAGTTTTCTCATCTAAAAGGCAGGCTGGCTTTATGCAGCCGGGCTTCGCACGCACTTTTTAAGGAGTCTTTATGCAACCTTATGAGCGATTAACCTCTGAACGTCTGGCAAGTTTGCCAGCAGGATCCCGTTTAAAACTTGGTGGGCAGGTCATCAAACTTACCGGGCGCGGGTCATTCACCAACAGCGCCGGTCGCACCGAAAGCATGATCGAGTATGTCGATTCCCGCGGTGTACCGGGCAGTTTTTCCGAAAGCATCTTTCTCGACTCGGCCACTGAGCATCTCAACTCAGTGATGTGCGCCTGGTGTGGCGCGCGTCGACACAAGAGCGATTGCAACGTGCAGACCGTTTCGACCTACATGTCTACGAAACAAGAACACTTCTGCACCGATAAAAAATGTGCAGAGAAACACTTCAATCAGAACCCCTCACGCGCAAAAAATTCACGGAGAACGAGATGGTAACTCAGCAGAACGGATTGCTGATGGTTGCCCTGCTCTGCCTGCTGTATGACCTGCAGCCGGCAGACCTCGAATCTCTGGCCCACCAGCTCGCTGAATTTGACGCAGTTAACGACCACATTACGGAGATGAAGCATGTTGCGAGTCATTGATACAGAAACGACCAGTCTGGAAGGCAGCGTGCTGGAAATTGCCAGTGTAGATATCGTCGACGGCGTTATCTGCAACCCAATGAGCGACTTTGTTAAGCCCACTGAGGCAATCAGCTTTGAGGCAATGGCTATCCACCATATCACTGAAGATATGGTTGCTGATGCCCCGCTGATTGGCGAAGTTATCGGTCGTTACCTTGGCGCGCAGGCTTACGTCGCACACAACGCGAAGTTCGATAAATCGAAGCTGCCACAAATTGACGCCCCTTGGATCTGCACCGCTAAGCTGGCCCGCGCACTTCTTCCTGATCACCCAAGCCACAGCAACCAGTACCTGCGTTACAGCCTGGGGCTGAAGCCTGAACTGCCGGAAGGTCTGTATGCGCACCGCGCGCTGTATGACTGCTACGTCACTGCTGAATTGCTTCTGTACATGGGCCGCCTGGCGAAATGGACGTTTGGCGAAATGCGCGCCATTTCAAACAGCCCGTCACTGATTAAGGCGATCCGGTTCGGCAAGCACAAGGGCCTGACGTTTGAAGAAATTGCGAAGGTCGACCCTGGCTATCTCCGCTGGCTGTCCAGCAACAGCGACGATGAAGACATTCTCTTCACAATCAAACACTGGCTTAAGGGGTAATTTATGGCGGTGATGACTCTCATCCTTGCCGACTCCGGGTATGGCAAGACTTTCAGCCTCCGCAACGTTAACCCGGAAAATGCCATTCTGGCACGCTGTATTCGTAAAGCCCTCCCGTTCCGTAACACTGGATGGAAACTCCACGGCAAGCGCCTGCCGGATAACTCCATCCAGCGCGGGAACGTGGTTGATATCCGTAATGGACGGCATCTTCTTGACGTCATTCGTAACGCAGCGCAAAGCAGCCGAAAGATGCTGATCATCGATGATTTTCAGGCCGTCATGCAGCACGAGAACATGGACCGGGCCTACGAGACTGGCTACACCAAGTTCACCGAAATGGCGGAGCACGCCTGGCGCATCATTGAAGCAGCAACCCAGCTCCCTGACGACTTTCGCGTTTACTTCCTCGCCCATACCGAAGAGAGCGAAGGAAAAATCAGGATGAAGACCGTTGGCAAGATGCTTAACGAAAAGCTCACACCCGAAGGCTACTTCCCTATCGTTCTGCGCATTATCAAGCGCGACGGCAAACACCTTTTCCTGTTGAAGGGCGACGACAACGATACCGTGAAATGTCCTCCTGACCTGTTCGGTCCAGAAGTGACTGACATGGATAACGACCTGGCGGCGTTCGACAACGCAATTTCTGAATTCACTGACTTATAAGAGAGATAACAATGAACCAACCAATCAGCTTTACCTGGAACCAGCAGTCGGCAGAAGCAGCACTCAAAGCAGGATCCTCCGCTGGCATTTCTGAAACCGGCGCATACGAGGGGGTGATAACCTCTGCTGTGTATGAGTTCGGCAAAGATGGATCACAATCGCAAGCACTGGTTCTTTCGCTCGACGCTGACGGACAGAAAGCCAACTTCCTGCGTATTAACTTCCTTGGTCGCGACGGCACTCAGACTTTTGGTATGGGTTTAATCGCCGCCATCATGTGGGCTGCGCAGGTTAAAGACGCTCAGGCGCAACAGCGCCAGGGGCAAAGCGGTCCTGAATGGTGTTTGCCGGCATTGGAAGGTAAGCGAGTCGGTTTGTTCCTGCAAAAAATCCTCACCACCAAGACAGATGGTAGTGACAGCTACAAATTCGAAGTCCGACATGTTTTCCAGCCAGGAAGTCGTCTGACCTATAAAGAGTTCACCGACAAAACGCAAGCAGAAGCGATCGCCACACTCGAGCGCACCATGAAAGACAAAGACGACCGTAAACCTCACGATTCTTCTCGCGGGGGCTGGGGTGCATCATCACATAGCGGCGGCGGATGGGGTGGTAATCAGCAGGATCCGAATGCGGTCCCTGAATCTCGCCTGCAACAGGCCAACCGTCAGGTGTCGCATAGCAATCAACATCCTCAGTTCGACGATGATATCCCCTTCTGAAAGGCATCGCTATGACTCACGCTCACGACGACATCAGGGTAGGCACATTGTGCCTTCCCTTCATTGGTAACGGCTGG